AACATAGCGTCTTCCATCAAAGTCAACTGCTTAAATATCTTTCTTCCGTTCTCTAACATTGAGCGCCCGTATGGTAAAAAGTTTGTATCGGATAAAACACGAAAATGAGCCATCTCATAATTTTCTTTTATCTCTTTTTTCTCCATGTTTATTTCAAATTGAATAAGTTGTGGATTAGCAGGATCGTGGTCTTCTAATCGTGTGATATCATAAGCAGATATAGGTTTTACATTTACCACTCCGTACTTATCTACGATATCCAACTGAAGATAAAAGTCACCATACTTGGTCATGTTACGAATCCAACTCCACAAATTATATTCAATGTTAATTACATCGTAATATAAATTGTGTAAAATCTTTTGAACCTTTGTATTCTCACTTTTTACTTTTAAAATTTCTCCCTCAATATTTGTAACCGTACTTTCGTCTGAATATATGTCAAGAGCAGAAGCGATAATCGGGTCTTGGTCCATCAACTCGTAGTCTTTGAATAGGTCATGTTTTCTAATCTCATATGCAGCTCGTCTGTTTTGAGCAACCGAATACGGATTTGAATATGTGTTCTGTATCAACCTCTGATAACGGTCAATAAAGTTTGATGTTAAACTTGTCTGTGTAAAGTCTAAATCCTTTACCACCAAACGATTATCGTCTGTCTTTCTAATGATTACATTAGATTGAAATAATCTACCAAGTCTTGTAAATAAATTGTCTGCCATGTTTTACCCCAATAGCCAAGTTAAATCTTCTTCTTCTCCGTTTTTAAGTTTTACCTTATACGGATTACTTTTCGGAGCAGATGGAGTCATTACGGTTGTATTACCATTTAGGTTTCCAATCGCACCAACTAAACTACTCTGAAACTCATTTCTCTCTGATTGAATACGGATAGCCGTATCCCTTATCCACAGAAGAATAGAATACGACATAACAAGGTCATCGTTATATCCCTCAAGGGCTTCAGTTTTACTATTCTTATATATAAATACAAAGAGTTCATCAATTAATCGTGTAGATTTTATCTTTACCATCTTTTCACGAGTATATTCTTCCATCTTTGCAATAATAAGTGGTTTAGATTTCATTGTTGTAGTAAAACCAGGTATCTTGTTTCTATCTATACTTCTATATTTGTTTGTGTGTTGAATGTCCTCATCCACAATGAGATGATTCTTTTCTTGATAAAAAAGATTTTCATATCCCCTATCAATGATAGTCTGTAAAGTTGCCCAACCTATATTGTTGTTTTCCACGACAAGTAAAGCATCGTTATATTTGGTTGCTAGTTCTATGAGAAAGTTTCCAAACTCGGTTGTTCCTAACTGACCTTTATATTCAGCAACTTGTTCCATCTCTTCTATATCAAAAACTTGTGCAGCCGAGTAATCTGTTCCATCTCCACGAGCTACATCAGCACATATTAAATATTTTTTATCATAATTTGGATAATCCCATATCCAAAGGTTTCTATCAAACCCACTTTTTTCATTTGGTTCACAACATTGATTTTGTTTATACCATTCTAATATAGCAGGATCGACAACTGAACGACCAGAACTTAAGAAGTCAGCATCACACTCTTGAGCCGCCTTACTTGGTCCTAATATTCTATCTTGTTCTCTTCTCCACTCCTCGTCTCTTTCAGGATGGTCTGTCCAATGAAGTTTGACAGTATTAAATTTATTTAGACCATCTGTCGCATCCATCCAAGTTTTGTGAAACCAATTACCCACACCATTAGGTGTAGATATAGCGATACACTTACCACCAGTAGCAAGTGTCTGTTGAGCAGCAGTCCATATCGTATCAATTCTATCTATAAAAGCAGCCTCATCTAATATCAGTAGAGATAGAGCTTCTGAACGACCAGCCGATTCGTTAGAAGCAATTGCCTTTATCTGTGAACCATTCTTGAATACCAATGATAACTTATTATTTTCAACGATAGCAGTTTTTAACCATTGTGGTAATCCATCATACATCACACGAACTTTTGTTACCAAATTCTTAGCAGTATCTTTTGCCGTAGCAATACATAGAATATTCTTGTCTGCATTAAACAACATCATCCATAATGAATATGCGGCAGTAAGTGTGGATATACCCAACTGACGAGATTTCAGAATAACATTATAGTCATTTTCCGCATACTCATCTAACACATCATACTGATAAGGGTAAAGTTTAAACTTTATCTTACCCCTCTGAGGATGTTGTATCACACAAAACTCGTTTATAAAGTATGAAGGATCTTTAGCACACTTTAGATAGTTTTGTTTTATTGCTTGTTTTAAGTTACTCATTTTTTTGGAATAGTGTGTTCGTTGTTAGCAAGGGCATTTGCCACAGTTTTGTCAAAAGCACCTTTACTATTATCTAATAATTTCATTTCAGATTCATATTCAGCAAGAACTGATTCCCATCTTTTTTCTTCTTGTCCTTTTACCCAATCTACCCATTTGGTTGTTCCGTTTTTTCTATCTTCTTTTTTTAATTTCATTTCAAAGTCTATCTGACAATATTTACATTTTTGAAATCTATCATAAGTTTGTTGGTCAATTGTTTTAAGTATTAGTTTTTCACAATCATTACACTTATCAAATCCTCTTGGTGGGACTTTAGTGATTTGTTTTTTTTGTCCATTTTCAAATTTCCAACTACGACCACGAGCATCTGTCCACTCTTCACCTTCTTTCCGTTGTTGTATTGTTACTGGTTCATATCCAATCTGTATAGGACGATTATAAACACCCTTTACCATTTTTTTAATTTGTTCTATTTTACTCATTATGTAACCCCTTATACTTGGTCTATCTTACCTTCTCTAGCATTATACCATTTTCTAAACTTTGCTGGTGTTCCTATGCTTATTTTATTTTCAGGAACATATTTTAATATTTCTTTTTTCCATTCACCAGGCTTTCCATATTGTTCCCATCCAGATTTCTTTGTTTCTCTACTCAATACAAAAGCATCTATAACTTTAGTATCATATATAAGTATCTCATTCCACCAAGCAGATGGTTTGTCGGATGGTGTTCTAAGATTCTTCATTATAAGTTTTTTATTTTGTTTTAACCATTTGTTTTGCCAATCAAAAAATTCTTTGATAAATTTATTTACTAAAGGATTAGTTTCTTTTTCTACCATCTTTTTGTATCCATTATAATCCAGTTCTGAATCATCGGCTAACCACATTTTTTCATACTTTTTCTTTATGTCGTGCATCTCATCATAAAGTTTTTCTCGTTTCTTTGGCATACCTGATTTATCATAAGCTTTAGAAAATAACATTCTGTCACCCGTAACGAAATGTCCTTCAATCCATCTACGACCTGTTTTATCAGGCACAGTATCAAAGTCCATATATCTAGTTGCTAACAAAGTACCTTGTACATAAAATATAACACCACCTTGACCAGTCTGAATACCTTTACCTTTTGCTAGTGGTGAGTCGTTATTAGCACGAGTAAATGTTGATATAGATTTTTTCTTACCTATTATTTTTTTAAAAGATTTTATATTTTCTGGTGATGTAACATGAAATGAACTGATAGGTTGTTTACCAAACATCGATTCCATCTGTTTTGGATATAGAGCAACATAACTTCTACTTGATATCATATCAAAGGTTGCTTTCGTATGTGCTGGAAACCACATGGTTTTACCCTTATGAGTTAACCACTCTTCTGTTATTAAATCCTTTAATTTAACCATTAGAAAAACATCAAACCTGTTATCTGATTTATAGGAGCAAAAGCACCTGTAAACTTATAAATGTTTCCGTTATACTTAAACACCAATCCTTCGGTTGGAACGATAGCATCAAACCCACCGATAGCATTTAATCTATCCAATTGTATTTTTAATCTATTTAATTTTTTTAAATCACCACCACTTCTAATAGTAGATATAGCAGACTTGAGTTTTTTTCTCATGTTCTGTACTGACTTTTTAGGATTGACAGCCAACCACCCATCCATGTTTTTCATTATCTCAGCACCAACTTCAAAAAATAGTGTCTCAAATGGTTTCATATTTTCTTTAACCATTCTTGCTTGGTCTAACTTATCTGTGGTCAAAGCCCAATCTAAAAACTTATCATTATCTATTGTTGCTTTCATATCTCTTATTGAAAATGATTTGTCAAAAAATGCCCATCTTTTAGTAAGTCTTTGAAGAACTTTAGTTGGTATCTTATATTTATGTTGTTTAGCTGCGTTAAATATATACTCTTCCCAAAACCTCTGATGATATAATCCAAGTGTATCGTTATCTTTAAGAGCATACTGACTCTGTAACTTGGATAAACGACCATGAAACTTTTTTTTCATCTTACCGAAATCTTGATGTTTAGGAACGGTGACAAAGTTAGGTTTAGAAATCTTATAGTGTTTCTGTATATGTTGGTTGACTTGTTTTATCATACCTTGTAACATTCTTGCACTATCCTTTGCCTGTCCTATCGGTCTACCACTATCATCATACTCGATTGCTCCATGAAAAAGTAACTCTGTAATATCGTAATTAACCACATTCTCACTAGCAGGCCACATGACCTCTAAACTCATGAATTTACTTCCGTTACCAAAAATCTTATCTTGTTGTTTTTTGGAAAGAGCACCAACTGCCTT